GTGTACCAAATCTTGTAGCATGTAGATATTGTCTTGCAATCTCTTCTTGATCATATTGATCAGTTGGATCTAGTTGACGCATTTCCTCAACATGAGCTAAAGTTCTGAACAGACCTTTAAGATCTTGACCACCATCCGCTACATACTTTGCAGCATACTGAAGTTCTTCTGGAAGTGCAGCAAAGAATTCTCTTGGAGTGTTTTCTCTAATTTGATTCTCACGCTCTTGGAAGTTAGCTTCAAAAAGTTCTCTAAAATCTTTTGTTGTGTATTCCTCTAAGGGCTTATCATCATCAAAACCTACTAGAGTTCCTTCTTCAATCATTTTAGATGCTAGTTCAGCAAGACCTGATTTATCAATCTTTGGTCTTCCTTTATTTCCAGCATCCTCTTCTTGTGAAATGAGTACATCAAGTTCAGCAATAGTTTCTTCTACTTCTTGTTTCTCCTCTACTGTAGCTTTATTACTACTGCTAGGAGAAGACCTATTGTCAAGGAACGTGGTGTCTACATTCTCTTTTGAGAAGATAGACTTGGGTTTTTCATCTTCTTCTCCCGGTAGCATGATATTCTCAGCCCCCGGCATTCCAAAGATTTCATCAATGTTTACATCTGCTTGTGATACCGTTGTACTATTAAGCAATTGCACATCATTTTTTTCTATTGACATCTGTGTTGGTTTTGTTGGTTATTAATTTAATATAAGCAAAATTGTAAAAATAAACTTATGAAATTTAAAACAGAAATATGAATTTTTGCATTATATAGCTAATGCATAACTCTTATTTTCCTTTGTCATATTTATTCTTATTTTCTCTTGCAATTTGCAGTTGTTTATCAGCAAGTTCTCTTTGTACTTGAAGCTTCTCTCTTTCTATTTGATTCTTCTCAGAGGCTAGCATATTTCTATTAGTATCTCTTTCTCTTTCCAAAGAAGTTTGATGCTGATACTGTTCAGTTGCGCGGATCTCTTTCATTGAATCTTCATAGTCAGACATCTGGTTTTGATTAGTGTCTGTCATAGCACCCATACCAGCTGCTCTAATTTCAGCAACAAGAATATCACGCTGTCTGTTTTTCTCAGCCTCAGCAGCTTCATGATCAATTTTAAGTTTCTCTTGTTCAGCATTTGCTTTGAGTTGTTGTTCTTGCATTTGCTGTTGAGCCTGTTGTTCTTGTTGTTTGACTTGATTAGTTTTCTCTTCAGATGTTTTAAGAACTGAATTAAGTTCTGCAATAGAGTCAGATTGAATTACTCTACCTAAGTCATATATACTAGCTCCTGTAGTATTATTGTTTAGGGACATAGACTTAAGTTGTTCTAGAATGGCCCGGTGATTTGCTGTTGTGCTAGCAAAGATGTTTAGATCCCGCATAAGTAAATCAGTACCGTTGATCTCAAAGTTTACTCTCTCATCTGCAGTGGTCATATACTGAAGTCTAAGAGAAGGTTTAGTAGAATGATAGTACTGAGCTAAGTCTGTACGCATCTGGTGTACTCTAGGCATCAGATAGTCACAGTGCTGGATAAAGTAAGTTTCTGTCTGCGCATATGAGGCAGCTACAGCCTGCTCTACACCTGTTGCGGTAGTCTGTGCAAGTTGTTGTCCCATACGCTGAGGATTCACACCAATTACTTCATATGCTTGCTGCTTAAAATAGTTGGCAAGCTGAATCCTTGACATTAATCTATTTGTTTGTTCCAGGTCTAGCTTTTGGAAATGCTGGAAGTTAATTGCATTCTCTGTGTTTGTGATAGATGTATCTAGCGGTAACATCTGGAAATTCTTCATTGCCACATATGCTTTAGCTAGATTGTTCTTACCCCAGTCTTCTCCAGCAGAGTGTCTTGGTAGAGCATTCTGATCTAAGAGGATTACAGTACCTAGTTCATCCACTAAGATATCCGCTATCTGATTGTTTACAATGTTGTATCCAATCTGGTATGGCTTCATCAAATCAATGAGTGCAGTAGACTTAGTATTTCTATCTGAGAATACAGCACCCTCTACAGGAAGCTTACATCCATATAATGAGTTGTCTCCTTTGAACTGGAATTTTACCGGCCCAATATGGTTTCTGTCAGCTCCAAGATAGATAGGTGAGAATCCACCAGGGTTATTCATACCCCAGAATGAAGGAATATTTGGCCCAATCTTAATGCCTCCCCATACTTCATTGATCCAGATCCAGTCAATGTGTTCACCAAATACTAGATTATCCTTAGTCTTATTTTTAAAGAGTCTAGTATCATAAATAGGATTGTCTGTTACTTTATAGTCTTCAGTAATAATCTCAGTGACTACTTCACCATTGTCCATTACTTTGGTAAGATGTCCTACTCTACGTTGTGACTTCCAGTATCCTGTAGTTACACGTAGTAAGTATGCTGTACCGGCTACATTAAAGTCTTCACCTTCTGATAGGATCTGTGTAATTACATCACCTGCATCAGTGATATTACCGGCAACCATAGATGTATATTGTCTATAGGCAAGTGACGGCATATTGGTATTCCACTCATGCGTCTTAGTAGCATCATAGAATGAACCATCATTCTGTTGTCCAGTAATGTTATATCCAGCTGATCTGATAGGATAGATAGCTTCTAAGGCCTCCATCTGATCTTCTGTCATCATATACCCATACTTGTCAATTACATCAGCTACAGTAAACATATCTGTTTTGCCTACCCAGTTAGCTTGAGAAATATATCTAGCATCTGGTGACTTGTGATAAAAACAAAGAACCGGATTCCAGAGTTCTACTTCATAGTCATCTTCCATCATACGCATATGCCAGAACTCACGGTCTGTAATAAGCATATCTCTAAAACCTCTTTCTTCTAATTCATCAATTCTAAAACGTTCAACATCTACCTTGTGTTGGTGAGATGCCCATTGTTCTATCATGGATCTGTAATCTTTCTTGAAAAACATTTCAATCTCAGGAAGTGATTTAATGTTGTCTGGTGACATTTGTTGTTGTGCTTCTTCAGACTGCGGATCTAATCCTTGTTTAAGAAGAGCTCCTTGAATTTTCATTTGAGCATCTGACATTAGTACCTCTTCTACAGCGGCACGTTTCTGTTCCATCATCTCATTGTAAGAGAACTCATCTACTGCCCGGTAAGTAAGTTTAGTTGACCTCTTAGCAAACTCAGCTACAAGAACATTAATAACATTAGGTATAATTGGGTAGAACTTAAGTTCAAGAGCAGAGTAATCTTCTTTTGTAAGAGTCTCTACAATATCTCTCATCTCATTGTCTTCTTCTATGATATAGTCAGTCTTGTCTATAATACCCTTAGCAAGCTTATAGTTCTTCATGAACCTGCGAGCATTTCTGCGGATTTGTTTTAACCCGTTCCACTCTAACCAGTCTAAGTTCCAGGCTGCCCACTCCTGGTCTTTATCTTTCTTGGGGATAAATTGTAAAGGTTGGGTAATACTACCCATTCTATTATGTTGCGCTTTAGCTCCTTTTTTGAGCTGCATTGCATTATATATTTCCATACCTTTTATTTAAAGTTTTTAAATGGTGATCTTTTAATTACTTTGCCGCCACTTCGCATACCATTCCCCATGTGCCGGAAAGGGCTATGAGGTAATTTAAACAAATTATCTGACTTTTGCAAGTTTTTGGCTGCATCATCCATGATGACACGCTTCTGATATCCTCTATTTGATTGTTGAATTCTCATAAAAGCAACTAGTGCAGAGAAGGCTACTAGCCTATCCACGTTGAGCCCTTCTGTATAAGCTTGCATTTCTTTAAGCAACATAGGATCAGGAATACGTTCTATGCCATAAGTAGTCTTTACTATAGTACCATCTTCTTTGGTAACGGTATCTAATTCTTCTCTGGTATATTCTATGACATAACTTAGAAGGTGAGTCTTGAATAGTATCCCTGTATTCTTCCATCCATACTCCTGGAACACGTTAGCATTAGCACCTAAATCTTTGAGAAACATGATCTGTGTTCTAGGTACTAGATATCTTTGTTTCTTTCTTGATATCATGTACTGGATAAACAATGAGATGTTGTTCTCTATCACCGTCCAGGCATTGTACCATTCAATGATTAACTCCAGTCTCTCATGTGTTTTCTTGATATCATCAAATCTACCACACCATGCAGCTACTATCTTATCCTGCTCTATAAAGTTTTCTACATCTACGCCACTAATCTTAGTTACTTCTACAGGAGCTTTCATCACATAGATAGAACACAATGAGTCAGATGTATTTGTTTTACCTTCAGATACGGGGTCAATAGATGCATAATACATACCAAAGGTTGGATCTTTTACAGGTCTTTCATATACAATCAGAGTTCCTGTTTTATCTTCTGTCTTCTTAGATATAGGAAATTCAGATATAGGAAGTTTATTAGTCTCTCTAACCTTGGGTATACCTTGCTCATCTCTGTAGATTTCTAAGAACTCATAAGAGTATTCTTTGTCTTCTATTCTTCTAAGCTGAGCTCCTACTAAGTGTTGTGGGAATATAGATACCTTTCTATGTTTAAAGGCTTCTTCAATGTTTCTTGGATGCTGTGATACTTCAAGCTGATATGCTTCCGGTGACATCTTTTTCTTACACTCCTCAAAGTAATCATCTAGTGCCTGCAGCGCTTCTTCTACTAATGAGTTACCGTAAGCGTCTATATACGGTGGCATCGACCACTGCTCTGGAATAAACAAACCTGATACACCTATAGTACCTTTACTATCTATGAGATCAGTATCTACAGCATAGATATCAGTACCCTCCGGATTAAGGATCATTTCCTTCAACGGCTCACACTGGTCTAAGTCTCCCACAGATCCCGCAGCAATGAACATACCTGTAGTTATCATACCTGACTTAAGCGCTGGCTTGATGTATCCAAAGGTAGTATTCATCTTAGGTGCAATCCCAGCCTCTTCATGAAAGAAGTATTTTACTGGACCCCCTACACCATTTGTAGGATCTTTTTCAAATGACATACCTTGAATAGTACCTTTGAGACCTACTTCAGTCTTTCTATCTCCTTTTCTTACTTCAATCTTCTGCTGCCACATCATTACCTTGTCTGGTGACATAGGTCTATACCATGCAGTATGTTCATTCAAGAAAGCTGCATACTCAGATAAGAACTTCCAAGTACCTTTCTCATTGATGTAATCTTTAAGAGATGCACCCATCTTAAGTGTAACCCCTGCTTCAAACCACTGTTGATTAAGTAACTTACCGGCATGATAATAAGAAGAAGCAATCTGACGTTTCTTAAGAATAGCTGAATGCTTATAGTGTAACTCAGCTAACAGTTCATAGAGAGCCATGTGATACTGAGCATCCCGTATATCAGCAAACCCAAAGGCTTGAATCTCCTTATTAAAGATTGGTAAGAAGTTAAGCCACATGTAATACTCCCGGGCTAAGAACCATATCTCTTTACCAGACTTTACAATAACACCTTTACGGCATTTCTCTTTCTGGTCATCCCAGTAATTAATAAAGTCCTTAGACTTATATGGGGCAGTACAGTATATCTTGTTTTCATTAAACACTCTACACTGCTCATTAAAGATCTTACTACTATCCTCATTAAAGTTGTACTGACCGGGCTCTCTGAATATGCTGAATATAAAAACTCTGAACTCATCTCTGCTTTCAAAGTTGGTAGTAGTCCAGGTTCCATTATCCCAGGTAGGTATATCGTTCCAGAATTCCATTATGAGTCATAAGCTAATCCCTGACCACCTCTTACTTTACTCTGTTGCTCATCTTGTAGGTCTTTATATACACCCTTAAATGATTGTCTAATGGCATCAAAGTCTTTTGCTACAGCTCTAATCTGTGCTATGTTACCATCTTTACCATCAGTAATCTGAGTAGTAGCTAAGTACCTTGCTATTCTATCTAGAGCTTTCTGCATACCATCATACGCGCGGGAGGTTGGTGTCTCATATAATCTTGCACAGAACTGCAGGGCTGTATAGATGTCTTTATCTTCCGGGGAAAACTCTGCCTCTATCTGATCTAAGATCAAGTCTTCTTTATCCATTGCCGGAGTATGAAAGAATATATTTAAATCAGGATTAGGACATGTCATATAGAACAGGTACAGGTAGATCTTTAGATAGTCATTAGGATAATTATCCATGATATCTTTAAGTGCTTTCATTGTAAAACAATGCTCAGTAGGTACAACTACCCCATTTTGCACGTCAAATAATCTTACTATCATTTCTTTTTAATTTGGTCTCTGTTATCATATAGCCAGTTAATGATGGAGATAACTTCATCTGCTAGATATGGTACTTCCATTTGTATAACTTCTTTAATTACGGGATCTCCATTTGATGAATACCTGGTAATAGGATAGCCGTATTCATCTGTTCCCTCTATTTCAAAAAGCACATGGTGAATGTATATCTTTCCTGGCTTAAGTTTACGGTTATGCTTCAGTATAATATACATATAAATACTCAGCTGTA